CATTTAGACACTCAACAGGTGGTTCACGAACTACTGGCTACATTTACAGCTATGCTTATGTATGGCGTAACAGTCATGGTTTTGTAACTGGTGACCGTGTTCAGTACACATCTAATACACCAGTACAAGGTTTGCGTAACGGTGCGTTCTATTACATCAGACGTATTGATGCCAACAGATTTTATTTCTACAGGACATTAGCAGGTGCACAATCAGGTGCAAGCTGGCCTGACCGTATCTTGTTTGCACTACCATATTCAGGCACAGGACGTGTAAGAAAGACAACTATTGTTGATCTGACAAGTGCAGGTGCAGGTGCACAGAAGTTTACAGCTAGTGTAGATGGTGCATCAGACAGCGTGTACACACTTAATAATCGTGTAGATGACACTACGTTTGAACTAAATGCAGGTTCACAGATACCTAAACGGTCAATACCATTTGACCCTGACAGTAGTGTATGGATTGAGCAAGACGCTATACGTATTCCTGACCATTATCTACGGACAGGTTTTAACGTTACATACAAAGAAGGTTCATCAGCTACAGGTGGACTTACTACCAACACTACATACTATATTATTAGGGTGTCACAGAATTGGATTAAGTTAGCTGCATCAGAAGATGACGCACTGACAGGCACAGCAATCAGTCTTACATCTAAAGGTGTAGGGCAGGCATCATTTGATACTAACAATATTATTGGTGAGATTGGCGGTCAGGGTACTGCTACACTGGACATTGACAAGACTACGATTGAAGGAACAAACACAAACTTTACATCCTTCTTTAAAACAGGTGATGACATATCATTGTACAAGCCTGAACTGTTTGACCAAAAAACAGTAAACAGTCTTGGTGGTACAACAGATCTAAACACATCAACTAATCACGGTTATTCAACTGGTGACCTTGTTATATTTGAAGCAACATCAGCACCAACTGGTCTTACAAGTGGGTTCTTTTATTATGTAGGCGTTGTCGATGCTAACTCATTAAAGGTATATCCAACACTAGATGACGCTACCAACACTACAAACGGCATAACGTTTAGTGGCACTGGTAACGGCATGACTGTTAGAAAGATTACATCTATAGGTGACACAGTAGTACAAAGAGTACGTGCAGTGCTGTCGCCAAGTAAGATGGAAGTAGAACAAGCAGGCACAGAAACATTAGCAGATGTTAATTATTCTGTTGGTACATCACTTATCCTACGTGCAGATGGCTTTGCATTGCACAGACCATATGACGGTGGTGTAGAACTGATACCGTCTACTAATCCTGATAGTCAGATGATTAGACAGACACGTAAGTATTTCCGTTATCAATCAGGTAAGGGTATACAAGTATCGTTTGCTGTAAACTTTAGCCCAACAACACAGATTGAGCGTATCGAATATGCAACAGGTGGCAGTCAGGCAAGGGTATATACTAAGTTTGCACACAGACTAAGTGCAGGTCTTGAGATTACAATTAAGGATGTAAACCCTGTAAACGGTGTAGATTACTTCAATGGTAAGTTTAGTGTTACTGCAATCTATGACGATTACAGCTTCCACATTACGCTACCAGTTAGCCCACCTAACACAGTCAGCACAGGTGGCTTTGGTTTCTACCATGTAAACGCATGGCAAAACAGTGAACTACGTTGCGGATTGTTTGACGATCAGAACGGTATGTTCTTTGAATACGATGGGCAAAACCTGAAATGTTGCAGACGTAAATCTATCAAGCAGCTTGCAGGTACGTGCACCGTTACATTTGGTGCAGGTATTGTAACAGGTCTTAACACCAAGTTTACATCACAATGTAACGTCAACGATTATATTGTGTTGAAAGGTCAGTCATATCAGATTGCTAAGATTGACAGTGACACAGTTATGTACATTACCCCATCATACAGGGGTCAAACTACAGATGGCGTTGTAGCTACAATAACAGAAACAATCAAAGTCAATCAGTCTGATTGGAACATAGACACAGCAGATGGATTTGGCCCAACAGGTTACGTATTGGATCTTAACAAAATCCAAATGGCCTACATTGATTACTCATGGTATGGTGCAGGTAAGATTAGATTTGGTTTTAAAGACCAAGAAGGTGACGTGCAATACGTACACGCTTTCATACACAACAATTTAGAAACAGAAGCGTATATGCGTTCAGGTAATATGCCTGCACGTTACGACATACAGAACATTGGCACACCTACATACGTGCCAGCCCTAGCACATTGGGGTACATCAGTTATCATGGACGGTACGTTTGACGATGATAAGGCGTACATCTTTACAGCGTCATCAAACGATGTTGCCGTAACAGGTAGTGCTACAGTTACAGTATCAGCTAAGTCAGATTACACAGGGTACTATTACTCATTTGTACAAAACAGACTACGTAGGATTGGTTACTGTCTTGAAAGTAATACAAGCACACAGTACAACCAGCTTACATCAGGTCAGGCAATCAGTGGTGCTAACTTGTCATCAGGTACACGACTACGTAATCCACAAGATAGTCGTATCCAACCGTTTGCACCTTATCTACCTGACGTGTTTAGCTACCAAGGTTTTAACTTTAGCACTGGTGCTACACGAAATCTTATTGTAGTAGACAGACAGCCAACAGGCACAGCAGGTACAAATAGTAACTACACAGTTACATTGTCAGATGCATCAACACCTGTGGTTTATGACATACCGCTAATCTCAATTAGACTAGCACCGTCAGTAGACACTGGTACAATAGGTGCACTTGGTGAACGTGAGATTATCAACCGTATGCAGTTACTACTAAACTCTGTAGGTATTCTTACAACACACACAATCGAAGTAGTGCTTAGACTAAACGGTGCTATCGACAACGCATCATGGGATGCTGTTGAAAACCCATCATTGTCACAGCTTATATTCCACGGTACAGGCGATACGATTGAAGGTGGTGTAAACCTATTTAAGTTTAGAGCAGCAGGCACAACAGGTTCATCAGGCAGAACACAGGCATCAACAGAACAAACACTTGGCGAAGTGGCATCACTTGGTAACAGTATAATGGGCGGTGACAACACCTTCCCTGATGGCCCTGATATTCTAACAGTGGTAGCAAGATTGACTGAAGATCCATCTACAGTTACAGCAAGCAACCCATTGATTGTGAACTCACGTATATCATGGTCAGAAAGTCAGGCGTAATATGGACATTACAATCGCACTGATTATTGGATTTGTTATAGGATGGGTTACAAGCGATAAGCTAGGATATAAATGGACAATCAAAGCCACTGAAATACGTGTTAAAATAAAACAGGCAGTGGCTAAATTGTATGGCAGCAAGAAAACCAATAAGCGTAAGTGAAGATACAGGCGTTGCCTTACCACTCAAGAACTTGATAGGTCTTGTTGGTGCAGTAGCCGTAGCTGTATGGACATACTTTGGTATTGTTGAAAAGCTAAATGAGCACAACACACGCTTAGAAATCATGGAAAAAGATTTAGACCTGAACACTGATTTTAGGATCAAGTGGCCTAGGGGTCTGCTTGGTTCGTTGCCTGCTGATAGCGAACAGTTTATGCTCATAGAGAATGTGCTGAAAACACAGGAAAAGATTAAGTCACAGCTAGAAGATGGTATGCACAACAAAGTAAACATAGAATTTTTGCAGAAGCAGGTAACCAAACTGCAAGAAGATGTAGAGAAACTAAAGGATCAAAACAGGGAAATGAAATATACCAATGGCAACAATTAAAGTAGTCGTGGCATTGCTACTGTTTACAGGAAGCAGCCCTGACGCACCACTTGAATTTACCTACGTAGAAAGTTTTGGTAAGTGTTTAGAAATGAAACGTAAAGCAGAACGCAACAGTCCAAACATTAGATGGTCATGCACAGAAGTAGAAGCTGTGTTAGAACAACATAAGACCACAGGTGATTGGCATATTGTTGAACTCAAGTAGGTATTGCACAAGCAGCCATACGGCCTGCTAAATCCTCACAACGATTTGTAGTTTGCTGATGCCAACGGCTATCCATCATTTGATCTGATGCTTCTACAAAGTCACCTTGTTCTAATGCAGCCCACATCTTTTTGAATTTACCTACACCACCAATGCCTAACTGAAACACCATTTCAATCAACACTTCTTGTGCTGGGTGTGGCAACACTGGCAAGTCATACTTTTCCATAAGGTCACGTGCATTAAGAAAAGACCTGTCAAAGTCTACATCAAACTGTCGTGACAATAGATCTTCACTGTATTCTAAGCCTTCTTCATAGGTGTCATCTTCCGTAATCAAATGCCCATAGCCTATGGTAGCTTTGCCAAGACTGTCTTTATAGATCTTGTTTACAAAACCTTCATGCTTCTTAATTCGTTCCTTCAAGTCAGCCCATTCAGGACGTTCACTTGGCATTGTACCTGCACCATCACTCATGCTTTAGCCTTCTTTCCAAATTTAGGGAAACCCTTTTTCATGTTAGCGTATGCTTCATCTGATATTGTACTATTCTTTTTTGAACGGCTAGTACCAGCAGATTTACGCTTGTTAATATTATAATATAAGCCTTTTTTAGCCATAACTATTCCTTTCCTATTGTTATCATACAGTTATATTATATCAAGCCTTGTTTTTTTGCTATCAAATATCCAACAAACAATACCCCACAGACTATAAGGATAATCAAACCTGCTAGTAGTATCTGTTCTTTTATATCTTCTATGCGTTTAGCCTTGTCTATCTTTTCTTGTTGCCTACGCTTACGTATTTCAGCACGTAGACGTATCAATTCTTGCCACCCTGTCATACCACGTGTAGCAATCACTATCTGTCTTAGCTGATCTTCTAAATCTTCAGCACGTTTCTTTGCAATGAACGTGTCCATAGCTTCTTCATTGACGCTACTGAACAGGCTTGCTTTCTTTTTGTTGTGCTGTTGTTTGGCTTGGTCTATGCCATCCCATAGTTTGCCTATGTCTTTGGCTAGATCTTGTATCTGTCGGCCTGCGGATACGCCTGCCTTGATAGCAGTAAACGCTGCTACGGCTGTAGATAGGGGATCAGGCATGACGCAATCATTTCTTAAACTTTCCCATTGCGTTGATGCCAAACGATCCTGACACTATTGCCAACACAATATACCAAAACATATCAGGTGCTACGCCAAGTAGTGCCCAACCTGTTTCCATATGCGGTGCAGTCCACGGTGTGAAATGTGCGATCAGGATGCCTGTAAAAACTAACGTTAGCCATTCATCTTTCCATGAGGATGTAGATGCATTGACCTGTGCTGTCTTTACTGTCATGTCAGCTTGTATCTTAGCAACATCAATAGTCTTTGCTGCTTCAATCTCTGCTGCACGTATAATCTTTTTCTTTTCTAGGTTGTGTTGAACCGCACCGATAGTCTTATCAACTACCATGTTTACGATAGGGTTCTTAAACAACCCACCAAGCAATCCTAAGATTGGTAACGCCATTAGTCTGTACCCCCCATGAAACCCATAGCGGATGCTACGGCTGCAATAACTGCACCCAAGAGGAATAAGACCTTGACCCCACCACGACCCATAGATACTTGGTGCTTCAATTCTTCAATGTCTTTGGAATTTTTATCTAACTTAGCTTCAATACTATCGAGTTTTAACGCAATAATATTGTTCGACATATCTGTCGATTTGTTTGTACTGCCTTTAGGTCTGCCACGTTGTGCCATAATATCCATCCACGGTTAAGTAGATATTATATTATTTTACAGATTGTTGCAATACTTAGGTTATTTTTCTACGTCTGAAGGTGGGTCTACATCGTCTGTAGGCATGGTAGCAGTAGCGTTATTGTACAGTAACCGTACCTTTTCAAGATAAACTATGGCATCCCACAATTCTTCCTGTGCGTCTACAATCCACACATCAAATGGCTTGTGTGCTTCTTGCATTGTAGTGCCAAAAGAAGCAATCCCATCATTGGCACGTTTGCAGAAACGCTGCAATAATTCATGTGTTAGCGGATCTTCAGTATCAATGATGGGTCTATTGCTCATGTTAAAAACTCACGTTGTTCCAGTGTGTACAGTATTTATTTACAGCACAGTAATGAGCACACCTTGTATCCTCACCCTTACGCAAAACAATAGAACTGCCTTTGCCTTCCTTCATGTTGTTAGCTTCAAGGTATTGTTTTGCATCTTCCATGCTAGGCAACAAACGTACTGCTGATTTTCTGCCATCTTTCATAACAGCATACTGGTCAGGCTTGTGCCATCTTTCTTCAGGACTACACACAGGGGCATCACCATTATGTTTTGCGTCCTGATGTAGTTTGATGCGTGTAGATATGTATGTGTCCTGTTCTTCTTCAGACCACCTACGTATAGGTATCATCACTACTTGTTTACGTGGGTAATTATCAGACGTAAGCACACGCATCTTAGACCAATCACGTAGGATAGCCATGATTGCTAAAGACTTAACACGGTGCTTAACGTCTTTTTGGTTGTGACGCACCAGCCAATCAAGGATGTTTAGCTGTGCTTCCCATTCTGATTTGCCGTTTGTTAGTGCGTCAAGTGCAGACCAAGCTGACGTAACCTTGAAGTCAGTAAGCTGACCGTTGGATGGAAGGTAGTCAAATTGCCCACTAAGTGTCCAGCCATTTGTAATGTCATTGTTTACAAACAGCCTTTGCTCAACAAGATCACCGTCCTGTGCTGCACGCTCTATGATGTGGTGCACTGACTGCCCTAACAGGCTAAATATCCTATCAGATGCATCCTCATCAATCTCATTCCAGTGTTGTTGCGTTAGCATATTGATGCGTGGTGGTTGCAACAACCTAGTAGCTGATATATCGCTACCTGATGCATCATACGGATCGTTTGTGATTGCACGTACAATCGCATCAGGCAGGTTTTGTTCATTAGTTATCTTCATAACGTCCTCTAAAATGGCACATCGTCAGGGTCAACATCAGCAGTAAAGTTTGGTGGCATGGTATCTGAACCATTGTTGCCATCACCCTTGTCTTGCGTGGACACGTTTTCCAACTCTTGTGATTTTAGTATCATGTTTCGTATACCTTCAGGCAGTGCGTTGAACGCATCAGCTTCACCTTTTTGGTATTCATCTACGCTAAAGATTACAGTGCTGTGGTATTGCTGATCTAATTCATCACCCTTTGGCAATGGCATTAGTGTAGCAATCCTTGGCCTACCGTTCTTACCTTCAACTACATTCATCATACAGGGTACGCCAGCTAGTTTTGATATATCAAAGCCTGACTTTTCCTGTTCAGTAAACGCACGACCACGCCATGCAGATAGGTCAGCACCAAGTGTTGCCTTTTCATGCAGCGATAGTGTGTAGAATTTACTGATAATCATGGGTTCGCCATCATCTTTCTTTTCAGCAGGCACTTCCCATTGCAGCATACATTGACGCTTCCATTTGCCTTCACCCTGATATTCATTCCATTGCGTGCCAAGGTCTATGACCCTTACGCAACGTGCTTTGTGTACGCCTACAGATACATCAGGGTAACGACCATCACCTGTGACGCTTGTTGCTATGATTGACATATGTATTCACCTTTTTTCATATTTACTATTTGATGTACCATATTAACAATAGTTAATCTATACGTCAAGCATTATGTTGACAAAAGTTAAGTTAATATGTAATATCATACACATAACATACCATATATAGGCATAGGAAATGGCTGACACATATGAATTAGCAAAGAAGCGTAAAGCTGAAGTCGTAGATAAATACGGTGGCAAAAACCTTGCACGTATGCTGGGTATATCACACCCTGCCGTATCAAAATGGCAGGTCATACCACAACTGCGTGCCTATCAAATAGCAGAACTAGGTGACTATGATCTAGGATACCTGCGACCTGATTTGCAGATTGCCCCATCACGTGTGGGGTAGCCCATAAATCATAGGGTAAAAATGACACGTGGGGTGACGTGTGGTTTATTTATTCTTTAGCTCAACCATGCGTCACCTATAGCATTGCCATAGTATTGCTATAAATAACTAATGGCATTTGATGCCCTTCATCTTCACCTTCACCTTCAACTTCCCCTTCATCCCAAGATAGTGTTGACACACTTAACCTAGTTATGTATATTGAGTTATTAACTAATGTTAAGTGATGGTAGAAACACATGAGAAAAAGTAAACAGGATGAGCAATCCCCTGCGTTCCAGTTTTACGCACAGGATTGGATAAGTGACCCTGACCGTATGGTTTTGTCACTTGAGGAACAGGGTGCATATGTACTGCTGTATTGTTATTGCTGGCGTGCTTACAAAATACCTAATGATGTAGAGGTGTTGGCAAAGATGTGCAGTACCAGTGAACAAGAAATGGAAATCATAATGAAACACATTTCACATTTGTTCACAGAAAAAGATGGGCACTTGATCTGCATACAAGCAGAAGAAGAACGTAAAGAACAAGAAAAGAACCGCAGACGCAGACAGGAAGCAGGCCGTAAGGGTGCTGCTGCACGCTGGGGTGATAAGGATGGGGATGATGGTAGTGTTCAATCCGAATAGTCATTACGCTGTATTCTTACAGGCGTTTGGCAATACGCATAGTTTCCAAACATTTGATGACAAGGGAAAGAACAAGTCACTGGTCAAACAGTTTCATGGCAACATTGAAAGTTTTATTGATGAACTGTCATGGCTAAACAAACGTGGTGCAGGTGTATATTTTACAGTCAATCAGACTGACCTGAAAGGTAGGACAACAGCCAATGTTAATCGTGTGCGGTCTGTCTTTATAGATTTAGACGGTGCACCACTGCCTGATAAGTTTGACCTTGAACCACATTTTATCTTGGAAACATCACCAAAGAAATACCACGTGTATTGGCTGGTGTATGAAATGCCATTGCCTACGTTTACATTGTATCAACAAGCGTTGGCTAAAAAATTTAATAGTGATGACAAAGTAAAAGACCTGCCACGTGTGATGCGTGTTGCTGGTTTTTATCACAACAAACGTGAACCTTATCCAATAAAGATAAGGCACATGACAGATCCAACACCCTATGACATGGATGAAATACGTGACCAGCTTGGCTTGCAAAGGCCACAGCCACGTAGGTTTGTTGCACGTGCACCAGTAACTTTCCAAGGTGCATACGCAGGTAGCAAACCATACGGTGCAAGTGGTGGTGACAGACATGAACAATTAGTACGCATGATTATCAGCATACGTAAGCGTGGTGAAAGTATTGAGTACGCAACAGAAGAAG